CCGCCGTATATAGTAGCTATAGCCGTGCCTATGCCTTGGCCAACTCCTGTGTGTGCCTTTTCGGAAGCCTCTCTGTCATTGTACCCTTTATTTAGCATGTCTTTTTTTATAGGTTCACCAATAGGATTGTCTGCGTGATATTGGTTAATCGCATACATCGTGTCGCCCTTGTCAAATAGCTTTGCTGTTTTTTCGTGGTCTTTCCCGAAAGGATTTACTACTCCTAAAGAAAACTCTCTCTCAGTCTTACCCCAAGGGCTCATATTATCAATCATACTGCCTTTGTGTCGGAATTTACTATATTTACCTTGGTTAGTGGCTCTATCCCAAGCGTCGCCTAAATCAAAACCCATAATATTAACTCCTTATTTAAACATTCCAATTACCGAGCTTGCTATATTACCAACGGCGTCTAACCCTGCGGCTGATCCCATTGCGTTTGCACTTGAACTTGATGATTCAGTCATAGCGTCAACTTGCATCCTAGCTAAATGCTCTTGGAAGTTTCTCATTCTTTGTGGGTTCTCGACATAGTCTTGCGGGTTATTTTGGATATCATCCCACTGTGCCGTGCCCATAGCACGTTTCATTAATGCAAACTCTTGGTCTGTTAAGCCTGATGCTCTAGCAGCGTTTTGTAAATCTTGTTGGTCAACATTAGTTATTTGAGCACCTTCACCAAAAGCAGCACTAACTATCTGTTGTGCGGCTGGGCCTGTTAAGTTTCCAGCGATAGCCATATCAATAGCTTTGTTAGTCATTTCATACTTTTGTTGTAAGGCTTGCTTGCCTGTTTCAACACCTGCCTGAACTGCGTAAGGCTCAAGTCTTTTTTGTTGGTCGGAGATAGCTTTGCCAATAACTTTTTGGCCTATTCCTGATTGACCTACGTTTTGACCATAGAGTGATCTTGATAAATCCTCACCAACTTGTTTGGTGTCTTGCCTCAAGATACCCTGTTGTGCCTCTACAGATTGTTGGCCTAGCTTTTGTGCCTCACCTATGTAATCCTGTAACGTCGGCTGACTGTTTGTGTTAACATCACCTCTATCTGGTGTTTGTAACGTATCACTTAAATATGCGTCTTGCGACACTTGTCCTGTAGCCATTTTTTTCCTCCTTTTTTTATCTACGCCCTAGTGGACTTGATCTTACACTTTTAAATAATTGTTCTAGCCCCATAATTTTAGCCCATTGGTTTTTAGTTGTGCCTCTAACACCATATAAAAAATAGTTTCCTCTGCCAGGTGCGTTAATGTTTTGAGATAACTTAATATTATCTGCTCCAAACCTAGCTACATCAAAACTGTCTACATCAAAAAAACTACCACCAACCGCTTGAGGTTTAAGAGTTGTCCATGTCCCAGCGTCGTATTCAGGGACCTCTTGGCCTAAGACAAAGTTATTAATCATAAATTCAATATTCCAACGTCCTTCAACTGCCCAATATAAATAACCGTGGGCTAACTCTACCTCTGAATTAGAGGCTTTGATCCAACCTGTATAAGCATACCAGTTAACCGCAAGTGATTTGGTGCTGTCTATCCTTGTTGGTACCCCTTCATTATAAGTACCGTCAACAAGTAACTTACTGATATATCCATCAAGGTTAAACCCATATAGCTCGTTAGCAGCGCTTCTAACTACATAAGCGGTGTTATCCATATTAGTAGCGTAAAAATGAAAAGCTTGCGGGAAATCGAGGTTTGATTCTTGTATTAACTTCTCAGTATCGATAATAATAGTTTTACTTATTTTGTTATCGCCAGCAGCAACAACGTTTAGAATATAATACCTACCGAAATATGAAGACGTACACTTACTAAGATAAGCAGTTGGTATCTCGTCAAGTACTGTTTGAAACAATTTAGAGATAATCTTGCTATCCCCACCTGATATAGTTGGTTTTGGGCCAGCGTTTAATTCTACTTTAGCTGTAAAGAATCTTAATGTCTTATCACTAGCTAAATATATAATCCCCTCTGCGCCACCATACCGCGCCAATTTACAAGTCATTGGGGATTTGGTCCCTATATCTGCGTTAGCTTTTGGGAAAATCCAATGTATAGAATCTTCGTCTGCGTTAGGGAGCATCCAAATACCAGTATCTTTAAAGAACACCATAGCGTGTCCGGTGTCAACAACACACACCAACCCTTTGCCTGCGTCTGGCGATGGTTGAGCGGTGTTAACAGTTTTATTCCATGTTTCAATGTTTGTGCTTGTAACCGCGCTTGTTTGTTGTATTTCTGTATAATAAACAAGCTGATCTTTAACACCAAACATTCTGCCTGAGATAGAGCTAAATGCCATGAAATCTAGGTTGGGTGAATCGGCAATAGCTGAATAAGCTAGTGTCTCACCGGACACCTTATACACGCCATCAGTGGCGTTGCAACCGTACAAAGCTGAGCTAGTACCTAGCCCAAACGGTACAAAGATATTATCGGTTACTGCTAGCCCTGTTTTTAACGTAGTTACTGTAGTTGCTGATTCATCATAATATTTTAGGTTGCCAGTGTTATCAGCCCAAACCAAATAAACATCGTCTAGGTTATATCTATAATCACCTGCCCCTACTGCTTGGTAATCGATATCTTTTATTAATGTACTACCTCTCTTGGTGCGTAAATATACAGAGTTGCCTGAAGATATATATTCCATGTTCTGGTTATAGATTAACTGGCCGATAGGCATACTTAACACGTTAGCGTCCTTAGAATCTTTCTGCCCTTTAAAAGAGGTTATCGGTGTACTGTTTACTAAATTAGTGTTTTGGCTTACTTGAAATACCATTATGCCAACCTCACGCTAAAATCTCTGTTATTATCATCCATCACAACCATATTAGATATTAACCCCTCAAGCGTTGCGTTCTTAGCAGCTGCTTCCGGTGAGTCTTCCATAAACAAATATGTTGTTGCTGCCGAGGTTGCAAGGATAAGTTTGTAATCTTCGCTTACCTCTAGCTCCTGTGGTTTCTCTGTTATGCTTGCATAAGTAGCCGTTTCACTTGATGTACCACCAGTTAACGTTTCAGTGGCGCTAAACGTTCCTGTGCGCGTTGTGGTGATTACATCAATGTAGTTAGTGCCTATCGCGTAAACGGTTGCCGTTTCACTTGTATCGCCCCCAGTAATTGTTTCACCTACTGTAAAATCACCTGATGCAGCAGAAACGGTTAACCGATCATACGCTACTAATTCAGCATGTCGCTTGTGGTAGATTATCTTTATCCCAGTAGTTGAGGTTGCGGCAGCATGTTTGTCAAAATATATATAAGGACGGTTAATCGCATATAGCGATGGTGTTCCTGTGTCGGAAGTATTAAAGAAGTCCTGACTTACATATCTAACAAGTTCCTCATAGCTTCTGCTTGCACCGTACTCAAACGGGATATACTCTGAGCCTGTTTCATAGTGCAACCCAATTAACGATCTAAAATCAGTTGGTAATGAAACATAGTTAATATTTATCGTAGTGGTTATATCGGTTGGTGTTGATATTAATTCCTCTATCCCACTCCCTTTTTCGATCATCGCTTGCTGTAGGTATTTATAACCCTCATTGATTGCAAGCAATTTCCTAGTTATATTAGTGGTTTTTGTGCCACGGATAAGGTCGCCCATTGTCGTATATACGTCATTTAATATTAGTGCCATAATTCCTCCTTATAATTGTGTTACTTCTAAATCATCAAAAAGTGATGTAGCGGTTGCCGCTACATAAGATGCTAGTTTAAAATTTACAGAGTCCATAGTAAAATCGCTGCCTTTGGTAAAGTCGATTTTAGAAATCCCGTCAACCTCAACCTTTATATGTCTTCTGCTATAATATGTAATAACAAAATCAAAATCAGTGTCGGCTGTATAAGATAGGTCGGTTACTGCTAGTTGGCCTGATGTGTCCCTTATATAAATTTTATCTGGTGATTCGAAGTAAACAGTTAGCCCAGTGTTATCCACACCTGTAAAATCATTAGCGGCAGTATCCCCACCCCAAATAATGGCGTTTCTTGCATCTGAGCCAGCATTCCTTCTAAAGGTAACTACAACCTTTGCAGGGAATCTATCAATAGTATACCCATCACCAATGGTAGTTGTTTTATAAACACAAACTCTTATCCCTAGAGGCTTAGAAAGCTCAAGCCTATTACTTGCGATTGAGCAAGAACCAACTGTTTCAACTTCCGTCCACCCGTTACCTACTGTTCCTGAATTAACCCGATTAAAAGTATCCTTGTTATAAGTCATACCGCCGGAAGCTGGCACAAACATAATAGTAGCCGAACAAAAAGTTATTAAAAGATATGTTAATATTAATTTTTTCATTTAATCTCTCCTTTTGATTACTACTTGGACCCTTAAATCCTGCCCAACTATAGTTGAGCCAACTTGCACGATATGTAATTTTATTACATTATTAGAGGTGCATGTAACACCGTTATTTAAGCTTGAGTTAACAGACACGGTAGCGTCAACATCGCTAAAAGAATATGTTTGCCCGGTAGAATTAACGGTGGTGCTTTCATTTAGTACATCTATAATGAAATTTGCATCCGTAGCATCGGTGCCTAGCTCTGCTTTGATTGAATCAATAGTGCCGTTAGCATAGATAAATTGCTCCTGGATTGACTCGAGGGTAGATGATGCGGCGTAAGGATATTTAACATAAAAGTTATAAACATCGAACGGTAAAAGATCATCGTCAATATGCCCAACTGAGTTGAGCCTAACCACTTTGTTAGCGTCTGCGCTTCCTGTTGTTGTGGTTACTACGCCACTTCCTGTAACAATAGTTGCGTTAATAGTTGCTAGAGATAAGCTTGAGTTTGCAGCAGATAGATCGCCTGTGATAGTAAAATCACCAGTACAAGTTACATTACCTGATATAAGAAAGTTTCCTGTGGCCTCAAGATCACCACACTTAATGTCTTTGTTATAGTCAATAACCTTTTGGCCTGATACATAAACCCTGTAAACATTTAAGTCTTTTGAAGCGTCGTTTAAGCCGTCCTCAAAAGCATCAAAGTTAGCGTTTATTTTACTTGAGCTTATTAGCTGTTTCGCCTCAAACGTGTTAGGCACCGTTATATATGTTGCCTGTATCCCTGCTAGTAATAATAAAACCAGTAACCACCCTTTTAATCTATTCATCTTTCTTTCCTCCTTTTTTAATATCTACAAATATAATATCGGCCAACAACGTCCCCTGATGTTGTCATGCCATCACTAACTAAATCAACACTTTCATCCTCGTCATCTAAAGAATAAGTTGAGCTTTCAACATCGTTAGTATCAACTATCTTGTCGCTACCATTGGCGGTGATAACAACACTATTAACATCTGACGAATCTTTAGTTATTGTTAACACCGTGCCTGACGATGATTGTGTAGCTAGTAGTGATACAACTAAATCTCCTGCGGTTGTGTCAGCGTTTATAGTCCTAACATTATTTACTACTGTATAAGCTGCTACAGGCTCTGCTGTTACATTAACCAAAAAATGGCTCATTGATGTAGGTTTAGGCATACCGCCCCTTTGCCAACCAACACCCTCTTTGTATTTGCTTTGGTTCTTGCTTTCATTATGAACAAAATAATCGTATTCATTAGAGACTCGCCCACCTTTGCCGTCGTTAACAGTCTCGGTTTTATGGAAGTATCTACCCGAACGAGAGCACCTAACCTTTGGGCCTTTTCTTATTAACTCTAAAAATCCTAAATATGCGTTCATAATTTAACCCCTAATAAAACCCCTATAACAAATAAACAACCATAAGCTATATAAAAATATTTATTATGTCTATCAACTGTTTTAATTAGTCCTTCTCTCCCGTTCCCTACTAAATAGCTTTTAATAATACCTATATCTATCGCTATTAAATCTTGTTTCTCGTCTATCTTTTCTATTTTGTTTTCATATATACATTCATGTTTAATAATATCTTCGTTTCCTATTTCCATTGTTCTTCCTTAAAATATCATAGTAAATTCTGAATGATAATCACCAGTTGACGCCCCCCAAGGGCTGACAGGGAACCCAGCGTAGTTACTTCCATCTTTATATTTACCGCCCGGTGATGTACTTAAATTTGTATCATATTTTAAATTAGGGGCAGAATCAGCACACCAGGCTATCCAATATATTGTATCGGCAGCACAAGTATAAGCTGATGTAAAAGTAGCACCTTTTTGGAAATAATCATCAGTAGCGCCTACATTCATTGCTGTAGTTTGAGCAAGTAATGCTCCTGGCTGTCCAGCGTTATCAGCATATAGCGCCCATTTTATATTAAAAGCGTTAGTGTTCCCTACTTGGAAAATAAGCTTTGTTATAGTACATATTGACGGACAAAGCACCCTTGTTGCGTGGTGCCTGTCAGCAGAATACGCTTGTGCTGAATAGCCGTTTACTTGTCCGAACTTCATTCCTGTATCGGTTAGATTTGTTAGGTTGCTTCCATCCCCATAAAACACATTTGCCACGTTACTTAATGTTACGGCAGTTGAATAATTATCTGTTACTGTGCCTGCCCCCCCACCCGTTAAATTACTGCCATCCCCATAAAAGACATTATCAACACTATTTAATGTTACAGCATTATAATAGTTGTCGGTTACTGTTCCTGATCCCCCACCCGTTAAATTAGAGCCGTCGCCATAAAATACATTATCAACACTACTCAACGTTACTGCGCTTGAATAGGTCTGTGTTACTACTTCGCTATCTATATATGCTTTGTCTAATGTTCCTGATGCTATGTTGCTGGCGTTAGTAAAATAACTTGTATCGTGTAGATCAAGAGTGTCTGCGTTATTGGCCGTAGTGGCCGTTCCTGTTAGAGCACCTATAAAAGTATCTGCTGTAATATCAAACCCTGTGCCGTCTAGGCTTAATTCTAAATTAGTTGCTTTTAAATTGGTACATTCTACTAATGCTGAATATAGTTTGGTATCTGCGGTTACTGTCCCCCCCGAATTAATGTCCTCGATAGTAATATCATATCCCGTGCCATCCATATCAGATTCAAGGTTAATAACAGTTAAGTCAGCTATTATTAAATCATAATCTGTGCCGTCTAAATCTGCCTCTAAATTAGTGGCGTAAAGATCGTCAACCTCGACTACCGTCGCGTCAACCGTAGTGCCGGATATATCGCCATCCTCAATTATTGCCGTACCATCAGTTAGTTTATTAGCGGTGATCGTGCCCGATAATGATACACCTACAAAAGCAGGGGAAGCGGTAGTCAAAACAGATTGAGCGGTTGCGCCAGTATAATAACCGTCCTCTGTGCTTGTTAGGTGATAATATTGGTCTGTGGTCCCACCCTGTAACCCTGATAAATCATTATGATTATTAGCACTCCCCGGTGTAAATTTAGTTGTATAAGCTGACTGTATCGAAATAAAACTTGTTGCTGATTTTTTAACAATTACTTTTGCTGCAAGGATCGCATATTTACTTAGATAATCAGGTATAGAGGCTGGCGGTTCTGCATTATTAGCCTGTGTTAGCGTATAATTACCTTGCCCAAAAACTACATTAATATCTTCCTCAAGACATACATAAATCCAATGTACCCCGTATCTATTTGCAGTAAGCTCGGAAAGCCCAGATGTTATATCGTTATAATAAGTATTGTCTATAATAGTCCTGTCTGAGCTTACTTGCCAGTCTGATCCATCATAATAATAATAACTTTCTATACCATCAGTTTCTGTATCTTGTGAGTTAGTGGTAACAATGCAATTACCTAAATAAAATACTCCCTCTGTAGAGGTTAAATATAATGTTGCTTTCTCTCCTATAGATGCTCCGGTCATTCGCTCAATCCCACGATAGAATAACCTAGCGCAATTATTATTATTATAATTAGGTATTTTATTTCCTGCTTCTAAAATATCAGCACTAACGGAATTTTTAAGATAACAATATCCAATAACAAACTCCGTGTTAAAGTCAACATTTGCAATGTCTGTGTCTACTTCATATATAGGAATACCAGAATTATAATCTACTAAAATATAATTAATTGATTCATCTGTTAAAACAACGTTTGTACTTGCTGCAAGATCAAACATTATTGTTTCCCCAATATCTGAGTTAGATGTTTTTAATATCCCGGTGCCTTCTGTAATATCTATCGTCCCGTCATCATTGTCAGTAAGTTCAAACCCACTAATTTTTCCTGCTGATTGAGAGTTATTGATCCAATCTTCTAATGAGGTATATGTTGAGCCAGAAAGATCATTCATTTGAACGTAGTTAGATTCTATATTGCCAACAAATTTATTAGCCGTTACAGTCCCGCTCGCGTTAATATCCGCAATAATTAAATCTTGTCCTGTACCGTCAAGATCTCTTTCAAGATTGGTGGCTTTAAGATCGGTTGTGTCAAGGGTATTAGTAGTGATTGTAAACCCGGTACCGTCCATATCGGCTTCTAAGTTGGTCGCGTATAGATCGTCTACCTCTGCTACTGTTACGTCAACTGTAGTACCTGATATATCCCCGTCAGTAATAATAGCTATACCATCAGTAAACTTATTGGCTGTGATAGTGCCTGACGCGTTAATATCTGCAATTATTAGATCAAAGCTTGTGCCGTCTAAGTCTTGCTCTAGGTTAGTAAATTTAGCGTTTACCCCCTCTATTAAGGCTGAATACAGTTTGGTATCGGCTGTAACTGTCCCCCCTGCGTTGATATCTTCAATAATAATATCGTAGCCTGTACCATCCATATCAGATTCAAGGTTAGTAGCGTAAAGGTCGTCTATTTCAGCATAGGTAACGTCAACCGTAGTTCCTGAGATATCGCCACCTGTGATGATAGCGGTGCTGTCTGTGAATTTATTGGCTGTAATTATTCCTGACGCATCAATATTTACTACTATGATATCCTCTGAAACAATAACCTCTGTAACTGTGATATCTGTTATTTCTGCGCCTGATCCAACAAATTTAGTGGCTTGGCAAGTACCAGCAACATCTAATTCATACGATGGGGTTGTGGTGTCTATCCCAACATAACCGTTTTTAGAGATAGTTATTCCCTCTGTACGGGTAGAATAAAACCAACTTTCTGAGCTGTCGCTATATCGGTAAGGACCAACTGCAAACAAATTGGCTATTAGTAATAAACTTATTAATAATAGCTTTTTCATTTTGATTATCCTTTAAGAATCAGGTGTCCCGGCTGTTGCCATTACTCCCGCAGTACTAACTTTTTCCGCAATCCATCCTAAACTACTAATACAAGTAAACCGTACCAAAGTGTCAGCCGCTACAGCCAACTCTAGGTTAGGGGTACACGATACAGCATTAATACACTGGATTGGGATTGCTGGTCTTACCTCATATCCGGTGGCACCAGCATCTATTAATAAAGTAACTACATGCCCTGTTACTAATGCAGGTAAAGTGAACCATGCGTTAGCAGTAGAGCTATTTGGTAAAACCATACTGGTCCCTGCTGGGATCGTTGCCCCTGCATCTAATGCAATTATTTCAACTGGTGTCTGGGTTATCCCTAGTGTTTGGTTAGGCATATAATATAGTTGTGGTGCTGCAAACAAAGAGGATATTACTATTAATAACGTAAGTATTTTTTTCATTGTTGACCCCTTTATTGTAAGTATCTTAATATATACATATATGCTGTGCCGGACGTTGAGGAGTAGGTTATTGTTTCCCCTACTTTAAACCTTAAATCAGGCGAGTATAGAGTTCCTTCTGTTATCTCGTCCATTGTGTTCGGCGTAGTCGCCCCTGATAAAGAGATATTCATGTTCCCGGTTAATATCTTGAAAGAATAATAAGTTGGATATCCGTCTACTGTTTCAGTCGCGGCAGTTGTGCTTACCGTAACTACTTCCTCTGAATATAACCGCCAATCTAAACTAGCAAAAGATAGTGAAGTTAACACTAACATTGCTATCAGTAATTTTTTCATTGATCGCCTCCTGTTATCAAGGGGCTAAAATTAATTAACCCCTATGAATTTATAGTACCCTATTAAGCAAGTGCTAATGCAATACTTGAAGTTGCAGCTGCTTCGGCATTCTCACTACTGTATACACCTTGTCCTGTAGACGCTATTCCCGTAACATTGATAGCAGTAGTGTTTTTCAACAATACTGAACCTTCTGTTTGGTCTGATCCAAACTCAATAGCTTCTGCCATTACTGCTGCTGCTGATAAGTTATTCCATAAAATACAATTTTCTAATAACAACATTCTTTTAACTGAATCTGCGCCTAGTCCATAGATAAAGTTATTAGCTACATCCCCGCAATTTCTTGCAAAGATACAGTTGCGAAAAGAAACGTCAACCGCATATAAGCCAGAGCCAGCTAGTTCTGGTGTTAAAGTAACACAAGGTCTGATGATTGCGCCAACTGTTGCTGTTGTAGTTGATCCGATGAAACAGTTATTAAACTCAGCTGAGTCTCCGTTACAACACAATTCTGCTGCGTCTGCATCGTCCATTTGGTCGGATTTATACATTTCACAACTATTGTATTGGGCATATTCGCCACCCTCAATAACACAATAAAGACTTTCGTTAACCGTATTATCATCGATAAACTTAATGTTAGAAAACACGTTACCAACACCTGTGTTTATCATAGTAGCAATATCAGTAACCACGGCGGTTACGCCTAAAGATACTTTTGATCTTTGCCCGTATCTACGTCCTGGTGAACCGTCTAGCCCTATAATTGTCAGTCTGTTAATATCTACTGTCAACATTGCTGCTAGGTCGTGTGTTGTGTTTCCTATTAAAGCGATAACATCATAAGCGTTAGAGGTACATCTTGTTAAAGCGTATTCAAGAGTCTTGAACGGCTTGCCAATCTCTGTACCAATATCACTGTCTTTGCCGTCCCCAGCGTCAACAAAGAAAGTTGTTCCTTTTGTAGCGGGTAATCCACCGCCGCCGAGTAATGGGATTCCAAAACTTGAGGCTCCATTCGGAAAATTTGTTACTGTCATAATTTTTTACTCCTTTCGTGTGGGGCTGAAATTAACCAGCCCCGGTTTAATTTATGATCCGTCGTTTCCGTAACTATTAACCATACTGTGAAAACCAGGTGCGATTGCGCACATCCCAGTTTCAACAAGGTTCTTGCTAGAATCTACCATATACTGTGAAAAGCTTGGTCCCTGAGATTCGTATAAAACTCTTGATGGGTTTTGTCCGTCAATTACCCATGAATCAGTATCAACCATGTAATGATTAAGATTCTTTTTCAAAGAAAATTCACTCTTAATAGCATTAATGGTGTTGTTAGCAGATTCAGGGTCTTGAACAGTTTTTAACAATTCAGGCAATACAAAAATATTGTCGCTAGAAATTGTTATCTTGCCAGGGATAATCTTGGCTGGGATACTCAACTCTTGAGTTGCTTGTGCAATCTCGATCAAAGCAGATTCTAAACTTGTTTTGCTCAAGTCTGCTGCTGTTAATAGATTGTCAAAAGTACCGCCTGATTTCCATGCGTGATCTGATGCAAAATAAGCCTTAGTATCTCCACCTGCGTAAGCAGCAGCAGTAAAGCCGTTGTCTATCGGTGAAATACCTGTGTACTCATAACGTAAGTTAACAGAACGAGCCATATATTCGCCAACCTGTTCAATGAATTTTGCGCTCTTAGTAGCATATTTTCTGTGCTCCCAAGTCATAGGTAACTCATAAACAAAGGTGGCTAACTTAACAGTCTCCTGATATCCTTCATAGAGTCTGCTAGATTGTGCGTCTGCTCCCTCTGCTTTCTCTGGTGCTGCTCCGATGCCCTCATAAGGCATTCTCTTATTGATCTTTAAGTCTGTAGTCTCTTTTTCAATAACTTGTTTCCACTCGCTATCGAACCCTTTATAGATTGCTGTTGTTAGAATCTTGACATTTTTTGAAATATCAATATCTGTCTTGTTAAACATTGTACTAAACATTGTAGCCATAATTATTTTCTCCTTTCGTTATTTTATGCTATTGTTCCTAAAATACATTCAAGCGGGTTAAGCTTGCAATATACTTTCTGATAAACTCCTGCTACTGATTCTGCCCCTTCTTTATACTCTGTCGCGTAACCTACACATCTCCATGTGTCATTATCAGATGCTGCTGCATTTATGTATTGAACACCTGAATCGCCAGCCTCGTCATAAGCTGCGGCTGCTGATCTAGTTGTGTAAGGACTTGTTAGCGCGCCTGTGCTGATTTGTGCTGTGTAAATAGAATTGATATTGATATTTACATAGATATAATCATAAGATGCACTTGCGGCTGTTGCGTTAATCGCTCCGGTATATCCGTCTATGATGTCGCTCATCGCTACACCTAGAGTTGGGTCTGTTGCTGTGTCGCCAGCATACCCGTCAGAGTTCATGTAAACTGTGTCGCCTGCTGCTAGTGATTCTCCGTCTGCTGCTAGATATTTAATAACGATTGCATCGTTAGAAAATAATGTAAAACCTCTTGGTAAATTTGCATTAGCCATAATTAATCTCCTTTCTTTTTTATGCTATCGTGCCAAAAGCACATGCCGCTGAGTTCAACTTGCAATATACTTTTTGGTAATTTCCTGCTGCTGATTCTGAACCGTCCTTATATTCTGTAGCATACCCGACCACTTTCCAAAGATCGTGAGAGTGAGCTGCTGCATTAATATATTGAACTCCTGCGCTTCCTGCTTCATCATAAGATGCTGCACTTGATTTGGTAGTGTATGGGCTAGTTAAAGCTCCTGTACTAATCTGCGCTGTATAGACAGAATTGGTATTAACGTTTACATAAATGTAATCGTAAGAAGCGGTCGCTGCGGTTGCGTTAATAGCACCTGTGTAACCGTCTATAATATCACTCTGAGCTACACCCAAAGCTATCTTAGAGGCTGTGTCTGATGCGTAGCCACTTGAATCTAAATAAACTGTATCATTAGCTTTTAAAGAATCAGCGTTAGCCACTAGGTATTTGATAACAACTGCGTCATTAGAGAATAAAGTAAACCCATTTGGTAAATTTGCATTAGCCATGATTATTTATCCCCTTTCTTTTTTTTAGCTTTTTTCATACAAAGGACTAATTTGCCTGATGTAAGAATATCTTTTTTTGGTGTGTCATCTTTCCCTAAACCAATCAAGCCTTTTGACTCTTTTTTTGATACAGGTAAATAACCTTCTGGTATCTTATTTTCCCTACATAAGCGCAAGTTAGGATTGTCTTTGCTTTCTTTGCCATTAACAATAATGGCTGTTTTAACTGACATAATTCTCCTTCCATGCAACAAAAAAGGCAGTCGTTAAACTGCCCTCTTGTTTAAGTTATTAATAATCTAAACTTAGAAGTCGTCGCTTTCGCCTGCTGACTTCTTAGCTTCTTCGATCATCTTTCCGTAATCTTCTGATCCCTTAAAATTGCTTTTCATTGTCTTACTATCGCCAGTGTTGACATTAGCAAAACTATCTACAACTTTGTCAACGTCGCCTGTTTTGGCTTGTTGTTTAGCAAACTCGTTTCTTTGCTCTTTACTTTTCTTAGCTCTGAGAATGCCTTTAACCTGTTGGTCGGCTTTTCTCTTGGTTCTAATCTTTTTATCAGTACAGCAAAGTATCGAATCGCCTACCGTGTAATAATCCTCTTTTGGGGTATCATCACGCGATACATCTATTGTAAAGTTAGCTTCTTTCATAATCTTTTTGGAGATAACTACATAACCTCTGTTTGTGTAGCCGTCGCCATTATCAACCATGTTTTCCTTTTTTCTCCATCTAAAATAGAGGGGACATTTTAAAACCTCAGGATGATCTATCAAGGTGCTTTTTATACCGTTTATAAAAAACGCTATATTTTTGCCTGTTTCCTTTGCGCTAATTTTTTGGACCTTGCCAAGAAAATCTGCAAAAGATTCACTTTCCGTTGAGGTTATCTCTTTGCCGAGAGCCTTTTCTGTTTTTTGAGATTGTTCAACTTGTGAAGTCTCAGCTTTTGAAGGACCAGACTGGTTACCTTCGGGTTCTAGTAGTTTAAGTTTTTCTGCCGCCTTGGTTGCTGAGTTACCTAAAGTCGTCTTCTTATCACCACTAATATAATAATACCAATTTTTCTCCTTTTTTACAATACCCTGTTTAATATACTCTTCTAATTTTGTCATGGTAAGCCTCCTAGCTTTCTATTGTCATAGTCCCTGATTTTTCATATTCATCAAATCGACCGCTTAAATCTTTCAGTGTATCTTTGCCAAACTTGTTTTTAACATAATCGCCCATCGGTGTTTCAGTTAAAAAAGTTGACTTCTTTTCTGTTGGTTCATAAGGTGTTGAATCAAGAGTGCTGAATCTAGCATTAGTGGTTTTAGTTCTGTTGGTGGCTTCCTCTCTGGTCATCACACCTTTAGCTACTAACCTATCTTTGGCACGTTCAAATATCTTGTATCGCTCTTTCATGTCTTCGTTAAGCTCTGTTGTATCCCACGCTCTAGGGTCTTCGGCAATAATAGCGTTAACTTCTTTTACTAGATCAGAATTAACGTCCGGTAACCCATTAAGTGAGTTATGCTCTGGGAACTGGTTAGTTAACTTGCTTGAAAAGTAATCATGCTCTGATTGTTTATCAAACTGTTGCTTATCTGCAACCTGTAATTCTTTGCGTTCTCTATCGGCGTTGGCCTGTGTTTCTAAGATAGTCTGCTTTAATATAGCAGAATCTTTTCCCCTACTAGCATTATTTTGTTCTCTAATCAACTTGTTATGTTCTTTAGTGTATTTATCAGGCTCAATCTCACCAGCGTCAAACTTCTCTGTTAACATTTCAAACTTAACCTCAACCTCTTGTAATTGGGTTTCGTACTTGGCCTCCTCTGAGTCTGCTACCTCTTGCTTTTCAAGCAATGTGATATTAAACCCATCGTCAAATTTAGCAATCCCTTTATCTTCTAAAGTATGCTTCATTTTGGCAGTGAAGTCTTTTAACTTATCGGCCTCGCTTCGCTGTGATCTGTAGTCTTCTGAAATAGTGTCTCTTTGAACAATAGCAGCTTCTTTGTCTTTATTAGCCTGTGCTAGTTCAGCTTGCATATCTTCTATTGAAATTATTTCCTTTTCATCCTCTTGTTTACCCATTTTTTAGCCTCCTTTATTTTTGATAGGTCCTGAGAATTATTATTCACCCCCTAAAGCAGTGGTATACGATGATTCAAATAACGGCAAGATAATGTCGATTGCCTCTTTGGTACGTCTTAAATCAGCCAACTCTTTGGCGCTTTCAAACCCAGAATCATTACATCGTTCGTAAAATGATAACGCATCTTTAGCACCCTTTTGCTCAAGCTGTTTATAAAAATCCTCTTTAAAGTATTTGAGTGTGTCCTCTAATTGCATATATTAGACTTGTTGTGCTCCTGCTAAAATATCCCCGTTGGCTGGGGTTGCGGTTAAAGGTGGTTGGTTAACCTGTGGTGGTTGGGTGCCGGGTTGTCCATTCGTGAGGGCATCAGGATTTGGGTTCCCCGGCATAACTGGGTCTTGCTCTACTGGCTTCCAAGGATTACTTATATTCATCTTCTCTAAATAGTCAGAGAGTATCCCAAAAGTATTTAGCTCAACATCGTTTCCGTTGTCGTCTTTGAATACTTTAGGCACTTCTTTTGGTTGGCCTGTAGCCGGATCAACTGATTGCTCAGTAGTTTTAATAGTGTTGTATAACAAAGTCATTGCTTGCATATACTGTTGTTTTTGTACTGGTTGTTTATTGTCTTCGAGCTGTACTGCCTCAACTGTAAACTGTACTCCCTCTATTAACAATTCATCCCGTGTAAGCTCTATGTCTTTTTCTAAGGTGTCTATCCCCTGTACTCCTGGCATAGTTGGGTCAGCTTGTTTTTTTATTCTTGAGCCTTGTAATTTTAATGCAAACCTAGAGTCGCGGTTGAGTAAAGTATAAAAATACATATTTTCTAATATCCCACCAAAGAAATTGTTAAGTCTCATACCTACCCTATTAATGGGTTGCTCTTGGGTGTCCATAATAACATTAGCCTCTGTAGCTGATGGGTTAGGCGCTATCTTCTCGCCTGCGCCCTTGCGTGAGAGTTTAGCGATAAAGTCTAAATTAAATTTAAGCACGTCAAACGCTGTGCCTATGCCGGACAGGTTAGGCATAAAGAACTCAAGTACTTCTCTGATAGGACGGCCCTTGGTGTTTTTGAGTTGGATATGATCGCCACTTGATAAGTTATTTAGTTTGCCAGGGTTTGAAATATAGTTATGGTCGCCTGCTGTTATCCCTTTGACAGACATTTTAACTAATTCTTGGATATCAACATTCATGTCGTTTACTTCTTTGCTAAGTAGCTCTAGTTTCTCTGGTAGCCCTTGGCCAGATATATCGCCTTCTTTATATAAGAACTCTTTTGTTTTATATGGGTTGTTTCTAATAAATGAGGTTGGCTGTATCCTTACCGGGATAAGTTTCTCTTCAATGTTTAGTGCTGCGATAACGCATTTAGTTGGCTTACCTTTTAACACCAATGGAATATGATGGCTTTCAACTACCTCAACATTCCCCTCAAGTTCATAAATGCCTGTCATATCACATTCATCTTGGAAGTTTAACGCTATTCTTTTATCTGCGTCTAGGGGCATGGCGTTAGGGTTCTTCTTTAACATGTCTTTAACTCTGGCCAACATTTCCCAATCATAAACAGCGTTCTTTTTTGGCTTGCCTTTTTCGTCTACTGAGTCCTCTATCAGTTTCCAAAAGTTAGTTTTAATATGCTCCATTACCCAATCAAGGCTATCTTTCCTAAATATAAGTTGGCGTGTGTCTGGGACAGTAACCTTATAAATATGTTCTGATTCGATATCATATCCGAACTTACCAAGTGATGTATATTCTTTGCCCTTCTTTGATCCTTCTGTTTCCTTGTGAACATTAATCTTAAAGTCAGCAGTTTCGCCCCATCCCTCTTTCATACAAAACATTCCTGAGATAACACCTTTGAAAAGGAAATCTTCCATCTTTGTTTTAATCTCTGCTTTTTTGATACGGCTCTGTAAGAATGATTTGGTTACTTCTTTTTTCATAAAGTAATAGATATCTTTTTCAACAAACTTATCTTTAAGCACAAATTTAAGTAGCGATCTTAGCCTACCCTCTGGTGCTTTGTCTTCTGCCTCTGCCACGTCAAGCTTTTTAGTTATGAAAGAATCTAAATCTACGCCGTCTGATTTGATTTTCATTGCGTCGCCAAAATCATCAAAGATGTTATATAGTTTATCTACCCAATCATCTACTGAGTCTCTAATTATCGGTAGCACTTGACCATAATATAATTCATAGTTCTTATTTATTCGTGCTATCCTTTTCTCAGTATAATCTTTAGTTTCTTTGATGCGTGAACTCAAAGCGTGTTCAGCTTGTTTATAAAGCTCTTCGGTGATCTTAATAGTCCCTGTTTCAAAAGATGTTTCAATGTCTGCTTGGTGTTGGTTGAGGGTTGTGTCCTCGCGGTATTTCTTAACCTTTTCTGAATCTAGCTTAGTATCATTAATAGGCACAAGTTCCCCTCGTATATGCCCTCTTATTTATCATATCATATTAACTGTTGTTTTGTATATCCTTATGGTTACATTTATTAAGAGTCTCTATTAATAAATTGCTATATTTTATATTTAGTTCCACAACTTCTTCTTGATGAAGTTTATTACAATGTTCTCTGATTTTACAAGCAATATCTAATTCTCGCTGTTCTCTTTTCGTGGGGTTACAATACAGTATTAAAAAATAAAGTTCTCTTGTCCATTTGATTACATGATTAAACGGCCACAAATAAAATATAGTAACTAATCTACATGGGTCTGAATAGCAGTACCCATAAAATAACGGTGCTTGTTCACCTTCCCTCTTTATCATTATTCCTCTTTACAATCTGTTATTAAAACATTAGTTTGAAGTACAATACTGGCCACTGACACAGCATTGATTAACGCTGTCCGTACTACCTTTAACGGGTCAATGATATTGTTTTCTATCATCGAGGTCTTGGTTGTTTCACCGGAAAAGATATCGTATCCTTTGGCCTCACCTGTTAATATCTTCTCAACTATTAAGTCAGATTTAAGGTTAGCATTACTTAATAACTTAGCGATAGGTTTTTGGATAGCCTCTAGGATTATATTCCAGCCCGGTGCAAGTTGGTTAAACCCATTGGCTGTTTTTAATAACGCTACGCCACCACCATCAATAACACCTTCCTCTTGTGCTGACTTACAGGCACGGATAGCATCGTCTACACGGTCTAATATTTCAAGCTGTTCTGTTTCAGTTGCGCCACTGACTCTAATAGTAGCTACACCGTTTGATAGTCTGGCAATACTCTCTTTGATTAACTCTTTCTCAGCGTCGTTGTCTGTATTTGATAGCGAGACTTTGAGCTCTTTGATCCTACGAAGAGCTACCTTGTCAGTTATGATAGTTGTTTTACTTGGCATTGATACTATCTTTTCGCATGTACCAAAATCAGACTTTTCAAACTTAGCCCATCCCTTAGTGTAAACTTTAGTCCCACATAACGTTGCTAGATCATCCAATACATATTTTCTGCGCATTGGTTCATTAATGTTTGTTTTAATAACGTATAACCTAAACCCTTTTTTAGCTGCTTCAAGGATAGTTTGGAATGCTTCCCCGTCTTCACTTAGTTCATCGTTAATAATAACAATAGGTTTTTTGTTTGATGCTTGTACTAATTTGTTTAGATCGTCCCCCCAAGATAATGGTTTCTCTGAAATAATAACAAGTGGGTTTTCTAACTCTAAAATTTGTTTACGTTGGTTAGTGATAAACTGTTGGTATTTTATACCATAGTTGAATTGATACCCATCTGAATATTCAGTGTATGTGCACCCCGTCTTTGACTTATCGTGTGTTACTACCCCATACTCACCAACTTTAAGGATAGCATCCGCTATTAAGCCACCTAGCTTACTATCGTTGTTACATGAGATTATAGCTACATCGTGCAATAGTTTTGGTGTTACTTTAATACTCGCCAGGGTTAGCTTCTCGATGATTCGGCCTACACATTCATTGATCTCATTTCTTAATACTGTAGGGTTTACGCCGGAATTAACAGACTTTAAACCTGCTTTGATGATTTCATAAGCAAGGATAACTGTTAGCGTTGTGCCATCGCCTGTGTCGCTTACTTGTTTGTTTGCTGCTTGGATAAGTAGCATAGCGCCAATGTTCTCAGCCTTATCTGGGAGGGCAATTTGCCGGGAAACACTGACGCCATCTTTTGAGAAGCGCGGATACACTGAGTTGGGACTATCAAAACCAACTAAATGCCCGGCTATTCCATAGGTAGATGATACGGCTTTATAAACCTTCTCTGCTCCTGTTAGTAATGGTTGGATAGCTTCGTTGTTAAAATATAATTCCTTTGGCGTAAACTCTGACATCTATTCATCCTCTTTCTTACAGATCACACTTGACTCTGTGATTACGTCCCACTTCTCACCGGGGATAACTGTTATGTTTGATGGATGAAAATATATCTCTTCGCCTACTTTGATACTTATCTCAACATCTTCTCCTATGCCATAGACTTTACCAAGGCATTTGCCGGTGTCATCTTCAAATAACTGTTTGTCGTCATTGATTATAATTAATATATTTTTATTTAGGATTTTCAATCTGTTGCTTTCTTTTGAATAAATTGGTCAATACTGATTTCATCGTAGAGGTCTTCTTGAGGGACAATGATAGATGCGGTACTGGTAAACGCTTCAATATACTTTTGGTTAGGATCATAGTTCTTTTCTTTTTTTGGCACTGTTCCCCTCTAAATCTCATTAGCTAATCTTATAACTTACCACCTAGTTTTGCAAACTCTTTCTCGTCAAACTCTAACTCGTCCTCTTGGTATAAAACACATATATCATTATCTTTAAGTTTCCTTTGTGTCTCTCGGCATGTTTGGGTGTCCTCGTTATAGTATTGGCAGTTAGTACACTTCTGCCAATCGAGGTACAACACAAGCTCATAGAACTGTAGTAAGTAATAAGCTATAGCGCTACACATTACCCTATCGTCAAAGTACCCACGTTCAGCGTTAGTCTTGCCGTCTTTGTCTTTGATATATGTTTTCAACTCTTCTATATCTTCAAAGCTGAGATAAGGGACCAGGTGTTTGATTAACATCTGCGCTAAGTTATCAATAATAATCTTCTTGGTCTTGCTTGTGGTTAGCCAACCAAACCGCTTTTCAGGGTTCTTAAAGTCATCGTCTGGTTTCTCGCGTACAAAGTTAGATTCAAAGATAAGCATTTCAGGGTAGTTATGAACGTTCTTTAACTGGATAATAGATGCGTGGCCGTGGTTATTTGCTTCTGGTGCTACATGAGCATTATTGTAGTGGATAGCCATGTAATATAAAACAGAGCCAAACTCACCGTGTTCGATTAAGCCAGCCCATTCAGCAGTTAGCTCTTGGGTTTCGATATCAAATACTTTAGCTATTGATCTATCCCCGTGCTCCAAACCTTCGGCTACATCAGCAAAGATAATATATTGGCCTCTGTTCTTTTTCTTTTTAAAGAACTGTATGTCGCCTTGCTCTGTCTTCTCAACACCATTCTCTGTTATGTTACCTATTAATAACGGCTTAACTATCAGTGGGGTATAATACTCTAAAGCTTTCTTATCAAACCTTGGAGAGCCGGACGATAAGAACGCCTCTTGGTGGGTGCGTGGGTGCTCCTGGTTAGCGTGATCTTCTCCGTAGTCGTCAATGATCCCTTGCCTCTTCTCCCCTGTGAAAGTAGGGTCATCCCAACAACTGAAAAAGAACGATGAATAGTTATTCCTTTTTTTCATAGCGTCGTTGAACATTTCTTTGAACTTATTACTGCCGTTGGCTGTAGACACTAATATTATCTGGCCACCAGCTTTTTCTATTACAGCCTCAATAGCCTTTAGCACCTCAGTTAACTCGATATGAGATAGTTTGCTATTAATAAAGGCTGCCTCGTCTATAATTATCCGATCACCTGTGCGCCCACGCCCTTTTTGTGCTGATAACGATATCAACCTAGACCCGGACGCAAACACCATTTCATCCCCGGCGTCTTCGCCTTTGACACATGGATTGACTTTCTTTATAGGTCCGTTATAAAGCCTATACATATCTCTAATACGCTTCAAATACTCAACTGCATCCCCTCCGGTGATAGACAAGATCAATACAGTAAAGTTCTCTCTAAACATACATTGGACTAAGCTATCAGCTCCGGTTAGCTGAGATATGCCTGTCTGTCTCTTTTTGAGGATAATGACTTTTAGGCTAGTTAGGATAAGGTTTAAAAACTCTATTTGTTTGGGCCAAAGCTTGAATTGGATATACTGGCCTATTGAGCTATCCCAAAGCTGTAGCTGTTCTATTATCTTAAAGCTTTTAAGTAGCTTCACTTGTCCCGATTAAGTCTTGGGTATCTGCTAATAGTTTACCTATTGCATCGCCAACTTGGGTATTGTTCTTTTCATATCTACCCATAAGTTTGTTATACATATCAATACTTCTTTGTTTTACTGGTAGGTCCGCAGATTGATTAATTAAAAATGAGTGTTGGGAATCTACTGAGGAATCATTAAATCCTTGGTTATTAAGATACTCACTCCCTTTTTTATATATCTTAGGTGTTCTTAACAGTTCATGTGCTTTAACGCCAGCTAAATTATAGTTTATATTACCCTCTTTGTTAAGAAATTCCTTCTCGCCGAAAGCTCTTATTATAGATTGAGTACCGTTACCGAATGTATCACTGGATTGAATAAAATAGTATTCTACAAATAACTGCTCATTTTCTGTTAGGTTTTCGTTTAATGTCTCACTCTT